CCCCGATGACGCGGAAGAACGCGTTTTTAATGTCGCCCCAGAGCCCGGACATGAAATCCTTGAACGTCGTCGCCCCGGAAAGCCATTCCTGGATCGTGTTCCCGAAGCCCGATGCGATGTCGTTGAAGAGGCCGTCGAACGCCCCTTTGGTTTCATCGGTAGCCCGCTTCGCTCCCGCCGGAACATCTTCCCACCTGGGGACGATTATGCCGATCGTAGACAGAAACTCGGATCGAACATTCCAGAGAAACTGAAGGACGGTTGCTTCCGACACCATCGCCTGGTCCGCCGCATCCTTCAGGGCTCCCTCGAAGGTCCATGCCGCATAGGCCGTATCATTAAATTTCGGAACGGCCAGCCTCAGAACATCATTTAGTTCACGACCGGCCGGGATGGTGTTCCTGATGAGTTCGTTGCTGAGAGAGCCTATTTCGTCCTTGGCGCTTTTGGTCGCTTTCGCATAATCGTCCTGGGTAATTTTCCCGGATTTGTATTGAGCATCCAGATCGCCGAGGATTTTCCAGAGTTCAGCGATACGATCCTTTTTCTCTTTGACCGTGGTGATCCCGATTCCCTTGAGGTATTCGACCCACGCAGCTGTATCAGCCTTTACGCCGGTCAGCTTTTCCCTCAAGGTAGCAATCTTGTCTTCCATCGCCTGAATAGCACTGGGGGTGCTTTCGCTTGAAGCCTTCAGCGTTCTCAGGGCTGACTCGGCGTTCTTCAGTTCTTCGGTAAGCTCGGTTTTCGTTTTCAGGCCAAGGTCAGCGAACATCCCAGAAAGATTATTGGCGCTTCCCTTCAGTCCTTCCGTCGCTCTGGCAGTATCGGCCGTTTTCTTTGCCAGATCATCGAGCGTTTGGTTCCCCGTAGTCCCTGCTTCTTCGTATCTTTTCTGAATAATCTTCCATGCTTCCGAGAGGTTAGTTACCTCGCGCCCGGAGATTTCGGAGGCTGTCCCAAGAAAGAGTTGCCGACGCGCCAGGCGTTCCGCCGTGACGTCCGCTTCTTCGGCCCTGCTTTTGTAGAGCCCAAGTTTTTCAATGACCCCGCCGAAAAACTTTTGCGTAGCCTGGTCAGACCCGGAGACTTCCCCGAGGTATCTCCCGATGTTCCACCCAGCGAAAGCGGCCCCAGTTGCCAGAATAGCCGGGGCCAGGGAGACCAGAGTTCCGCTTATTGCCGCAAACCCAATTTTCAGAGCCGGAAGAATGGTGATAAATTTCCCCAGCGTGAAAATCACCGGGCCGGCAATAGCGCCGAGCCCGCCAAGGGCAATGATGACGTCTTGGATAGGCGGGGGAATGGACGCGAATGCTTTTGCAACCGAGTCGCCAACGCTCACGACTTTTTCGAACGTTGGAAGCATGCGGGTCCCCAGTTCAACGGAAATTTCCTGGACGCGTGATTGAAGGACCCTGAGCTTATTCGCCGGGGAATCAATAGTTCGCTCAAGGTCTCCCTGGGAAGCCTTGGTCTGCTCCATGATGACCTGATAGCGGACCCATGTTTTCGTAGCCTGATCGACCTGCGCCCACTGTTCGGTAATTCCGTGATTCGCGGCCCATGTGGCCAGGGTTGTATCGTTCAGGACGATTCCCAGCCTTTTCAGCGGCTCTATCTCTCCGGAGATTCCAGCTTGTAGTTTTTGGAACGCCTCTTCCGGCTTGAGGTTGTAAAAAGAGGACATGTCATAGCCGAGCTGAACAAGCCCTTTCGACATGTCATAGGCTTTTTGTTCACCTGTCCCCAGGGCCGTCAGCATGACGTTGAACGTGCCGATCGTTTTCCTGGTTTCGTACTGGTTGAGGCCGAGGTTTTTGGAAAGGTCTTGGCTCCACGCGCGCGCGGCATCGGCCATCTTTCCCATTGAAACAGAAAAGAGGCTTTCGCTTTCAACCGCATCCATCCCCATTTTTAGGGCGGCACCACCAGCAAGGGCTAGCGGCGCACTAATGGAAAGAGAGATCGTCTGTCCAACAGTAGAGAGGCCCTTCCCGATATCGGAAAGCGATTTCCCAGCGTTCTTCCCGACAAGGCTCGCTTCTTGGGTAACTCCAGAGATCGACTGTGTCCACGCGGACTTGTCCAGCTTGAGGTACCCAACAATCGATCCGGCCTTGAACGCCATTGCCTTACCTCCTGCCGCCCATTTTTTTCAGTAGCTCCCAGTTGTCCGCCGATTCCTTGACCCGCTCTTCCACGGGAACGACCGCGCGTTCGAGCGAGCGAAGCCGCCGCTTCACGTCGTCCGCCGATCCCCAGTAAGCGAGCCTTGAGTCCGCCAACCGGCACGTCTCCCGCTCGACCCGAAACCGCATCGCCTCACGGGCGAAGAAAAGGAAGTCCCGCTGATCGAGCTCCGCAAGCTCCGCGAACGAGAAAAGCCCGGGGAATTCCGCCGCAATCAGACAGCAGTCCCGTCCCCAGGCTTCGGCGCGTTTTTTTCCTGGTCCTCCGGAGCGGCTGGCCTCACCTTCCCTGTGATGGTTTCCGTGACGAACTTGGCGACGGCCTGGACCTGTTCGACGGGCAGGGCGTCGATGACCTCGCCCGGGGCGTCGACGTAGAGCCTCACCAGCTCATAGGCCAGCTCAACGCCGGCCGCGACGCCCTCCGTCTTTTCGAGTTCGGCGTACCGCTTTTCCGTCTCGCTCACCTTGCGGAAAAGCTCCCGGTTCGCCGGGCGGAGCTTATAGACCGCGCCCGCGATTTCGATCTCCGGGGGCTCATAGAGGGGTAACGATAGTTTTCCCATTGTCATGCTCCTCGACCGCTCTCTCAGGCGGACTTCCCGACCATCCAGACGACGCCGACATAACCGCTGTCGTCGGACGGGTAGCCGTCGAAAACAACTTCCGTGACCCGCTGTCCGTCGGCGTTGTAGGTCCAGTTGGGTTTCGCCTTCGGGTAGGTCTTGAGAATGTGAAGCCATTCCGAGGCCGTGGTGCTGACGACGCCGTTCCGGATGGGCTTGACGATGATCTCTTTCGCCAGGGCGTAGAGATCGTTCCCGACGTCGTTCAGGACCGTCAGCTTGCTCCCGGAGAGCGAAGCGCCCTTGATGACGTCCTCAAGCTCCGCGAGCGCGCTCTGCGTGAGCTGGACGGTGAGCTTGCCGTTCCGCCCGGCCGTGACTTCGGACGCGGGGACCTTCCCCTTCTGGGCCGTATTGACGGCGGAGACGAAAAGCTCCGACTCGAATTTCGCGCCCTCGGTGGCGTGAATCGACATCGTAACCGGGGTTCCCGAGGGGTCCCACACCAGGACGCACGGGCCAATGTCACCTGCGAAGAAACTCATGTTGACCTCCAAAAAAGTTGAGTAGATTTATCGGAAGGAGATTTATTCTCCGATCCTTCTCGTTTTCTCATCGTCAGACCTTCTTCATCCGGAACGTGAAATTGACGCTCCATTGATGCCGCCCCTGGGAGTCCGTCCCGATGTACTGAGGCGGGGCGACGGCCTCGATCGTCTGTGCAATCCACCCGACGCCCGAAACCGTGACGGGAAGCGTCCATCCGGCTTGCCCATGAAGCGCGTTGTAAGCCGTCATGGCGTCGTCGTAAGCCTGGAGGTAGTATTCCCGGGGCGCGCGGCAAAGGACCTGCACCTGCTGATCGTTCCGGTCCGTCAAGCTGAAATAGACGCGGCCGCCGGCGTTGAACGCGATAAGGACGGCCCTGTCCGGGGCGGCGGGGCCCCACGTTCCGAATTGGAGCTTTGCGCCGAGCGTGAACCCGGTCCGGGACGCGACGAACTGCGCGATTGCTTTCAGCATCACTTCCCCCCGTGATCGGCGATGTAGTCCGCGGCGACTTTCATGAACCTGTCCGGGTTTTGCGCCATTTTCGACTCGATGAATTTCGGGCCGGGGTTCGGGACCTGGGACGTGTTCCAGTTCCAGTCCGGGCTCCCGTCCTCGTGGAGCCGGGCCGCGTATTCGATGTTATGGCCGGCCCTGACGCTGATTTCCGAACCCGTGATGACGGGCCTTTCGACCTCCCGCGCTCCCCGGAGGTCTCCGGTGAGGTAGGGCGTCTGCGGGGCCTCATCGTCGGCCGCGTTCAAAAGCTCATGACCCGCGTCGAAAAGTCCCTCGGCGGCAAGCTCCGGTATCGTCTCCCGGACGAGCTTCTCGAATTGCTCATCGAAATCTTTTGTGTCGATGTAGAAACCGTTTTCGCTCATGGTGTTATCCGAGGTAGACGTACATCCCCACGTCTCCGAAGTCCGTCAGCCTGTCGATTCGAATGATGGGATG